ATAAATCCTACGGGGTCTGTGCTTTTGCGCCAGATCACCCCCAAGGTGTTCACACACTTCTCCCTCAAATCCAAACCTCCGTCTGAGAATCTTGGACCTCCTCGTCGCTATCCGATGTTTCATCGTACATAGCGCTTTCGAGTTGGTTGATCTCTGTAATCCAGTAGGTTTGATTTGGGTCATTCGTCACTTCACGTTTTAACGTACTTAGGTCTTCAACAATTAGTCCCTCAACAAGAGGGACGGAATTGAGTTCCTCAAGAGTCATCGCTTTTGGAAGGCGCTTCATGTCAAGCCACAGTTTTTGATTGTGATGGTACATGTCCGCTAGCTTCCTTAGTCTGATTCTTTGAAGGTTCTCAGTTTCTTTTTTTGTTCTAAGCCCTTTACGACCCTGGTGCATCTGGTTCAATTGCTTCATCGTCATTCTCTTGTCAAAGAGAAGATTGATGGCGCAAAGATTGTCCAGGTGTTCTTTGTCCTGTGCTTCAGGCATCTCCTTAGATGACACTGTTACAGTACTTTCAGGTTCGTAGTACGATGCCGCCGACTGTCTTATTAGCCAGTCGTCGGATAAAACGGCTCTTTGAGGTCGCCTTTTCTTCCATTCCAATTTGATCCTTCGTGCAATACGGAGGTCTAGTTGTGAGGGTACATGTTTTGTACCAGGAATTATTGGCAGGCCCCAACCTCCCAGCCAATCTGGGATATACCAAGGAATTTTGTATTTCTGCAGCGTACTCAGGTTTGTTCGTATGAACATCTCCAATGTTTGGACTTGGATGTCCAATGGGAGATTACGAATAACCTGGTGTGCGCGAGTCGACATGTTTGACTCGGGTGTTTGATCTAATTCCGTGATTTGCCCTGACCGCTTTAAGTTGTTTATGATTCCGAAGTTCACGTAGCCTGTCTCCTGAAAGGGGATCGCTCGTGTAACGATTTCGTAGTCTACAACATTTGAAAAGTGGCCGGGTTTCACGCGTCTTAACTTCAATGAGATTGTTGCATTAAGCAAGTCGGTGACTTGGAAGTTTGCTGAATTCATGTTTATGAATTCTCGACTTCTGTAGGTCTTACCGACACTCTCATGAAGCCCACCTAGGGTGGTGATCAAGCCCCAGTAGAAATACGTGCTCATTCCGTCCTTTCTGTCTTCACCTCTGAAGACAACATCGTCTCCATTTATCATGATCCCGGCATCTTTGACGCCGATCTTGATTTCTTTGGAGAGCTCAACGGCCCATCTGGTCATTGAGTAGTTTGCGATGCAAAGGACGACGAATGAGAGTATGCCTCCCATTAACTGTCCGTGAAGTTGTTTTAGTTCCTGACGGAGTTCATCAATGATGATGTTCCCCGTTAGGGCTTCACGAGACAGGAAGCCCATGTTCTCATCGAGTCCTAGATTTCGCACAATCCTTTTAATGATTGTATCAGAGACCCAGGATTCGATAAGATTAGATGCATCGCGGTAGTCACCTGAAATGAATTCTCCGAATTCACTCAGGCTGGTGATTCCAAGTCCATTTCCTAGTTCTTCGCAGCTTATTTGTCCATTCCCTATTAATTTAAAGGGTCTTTTGGACTTGAGCTTTGTGAAGAGGAATTTCCATAAGTTTCTTAGTGTGAAATTCTGTTCGGATTGGCCTTTTGTAATCACTCTGGCTTTAAAGGGTTCACTGAGTCCCACCGCCTGCACATATGGCTTCTGTTGGAGCATACGTTCCTTTGTTAACGCTATCAGTTCAGACATTTTCTCTCTGAGTCTGTTGGCGTTAAAGTATAGAGGCTTCTCTGTAACGACCTGTATGCTTTCCACCACTTTTGGTGTTATTGCATTTTGGTCTGGTTCAGGAGCCTCGGTTATGAGTTTGTGACGCTCTTCATTCACTCCGATCTCTAACCAGCCTCCATCTCTTAGGAGATGGGGCCAATCCTCTTCGATTTTTCTTCGAAGATCGGCGTAACCGCCGCCTGCACCCTTGGTCTCTTCAAAAACTGAAGAGACTGTAGGAAAGAATTCCCGTTCTTGATCATAAAGGTTGAAATCTGTGCCCATTGGGTACAGCTCATCGACAGTTCTGTTGAGCTGCTCGATGAGGCCTTCCTGATCGATATAACGGGGGATTCTTGCATGTAGGAGTGAGTCGAGCTTTTCGAGGGTGTGTGGATGTATAACATTCACCCCTCTTGGCTCGTATTCACGTGGATTTGTTAGAGAATGAATTGTCTTCTTCACAGCGAGTTGAACAAATTCTTCGCCAGGGCGGTTAGCCCCCTTCTTGCTTAGAAGGATTGACAGTAGTGTCGATTGTGCGAGGTTGTTTCCCTCTCTGTGTAAGAAGGACGCGAGTTTTCGC